TTCTAAACGTGAGATAGGAATGTTTAGTGACTTGTAAAGTTTCTTTTGAAAATACTTTACATCTTCTAATTCACCTAGATTCTGTCCACCACCAAGAGTTGTGATCTCTGTTCCTCGTCCACCCTCTCGTCTAGGTAACCAGAAGTCTTCCAACATCGACATTTGATTACGATCATCTTTGACTTCACCCGTTTGGGAATCATACACTAACTTGTTACGATAACGAGTCATCACATCTTTAAGGTAAGCTTCTGCTTTCGGCTTGGGGAGATTACCAACGTCGATATAAAAGATACGTCTTTCTGGAGCCCGAGCAATACGATAGATCACTATCGAATCTTCAATCATTCTCAACTGGTTAGTAGGTTTGATTGCTTTCTGTAAATGTCCATATACTTGATTGGTTGTTGGATTGTAAATACCAGACGTTACATATACAATTGCATCCGGAGAAATTCTAAGCCCCTCACCCTGATTGCCACTGCTACCTGTACCAAAAACTGGATATACTCCTGCTTCATTATATAAAAACCATTCTTTTACATCTTTAACTAAAGTAGGACTCGCTGGACTAGGTCTAGTTTTATCTATCTCTCGAACTTTTTTAATAAATTTAGGATCTATATAACGAACTTCTGTTATGCCCTTTCGTTTTGAATTTTCATCTATTAGTTTATGATAATAAATGCGACCATCTACATACCAACGTCTAAAAATATCGTGCCCTTTCTTTTTCCATTGTAAAAGTGTAAGAACTTCATCAAACTGTTCTGTCATTTTTTTCTTAATGTTCATGGAAAGGGGAACCCAATCCAAATTCAACTTCACAGATATTTCAAGTTCATCAGCCGTAACGGCTTCATTCATTATATCTTCGATAGCTTGATCACATTCAGGATTTTCAGCTGTCGTCCTGTATTTACGAATTAAGTCAAACTCATTGCGAGCTGCCTTATCATAAGAAAGATACTGTCCGAAAAAACCAGCACCGCCAGCAATATCTAGTGTACCTTCCTCATCTGAAGGGGCGACAAAGGACTTAGCCTTTGTCGCTTCCTTCTTCTTCTTTACTTCATATCCAAATAATTCTGCCATAGTATAACTATTTATGTCACTTCCAGCTGCAACATTTTATCACTTTTTAAATTATTAACTGGTACCCAAACTACCACCTTCTCCCAAAGAACTAGCTGTCCTGCCACTGGATGATACACCTCCACCTGCAGCAGTCATATAGTTAAATCTGAAAGTACAAGTAAACTCTTCCAATGTATCATTCGTATCAAATGCAAGATCAATCGCATCTAATGTTGTTGGCCACGCATCATACAGAGTATAAGTTCTGATTGTACGATCATTTCTATCCATCTGAGAAACTGATACCTGACGGTATGCAGCTGAACCTTGTGCAGCTGAAGTAGTAGAACTACCAATATCTTGCAAGTCATTCATCCAAGCTTCTAGTGTACTGCGAATACGATAACTCCTATCGTTCATAACCGTTACAGCCCACGGATCATATGTACGATCTCCCGGAACATATACCAACCGTCCACGAAAAGGAATCGTTAGTTCACCGATATTCATAGCCGGTATTTGTGCAGAACGACATAGAAACTCAAAGTCACTACCTAATGCAGCAAAAGTTACCTTAAATTGATTAGGTCGAGCGCCGCCGCCTTGCAAAGAATTAACAAAACTATTTACATTTGCCATCTTGTTTTATCTCCTTTTATTAATTAAGCCCGACCAACCACTTCATCAAACGCCACACCAGTTCTGGTTGCAATGAATGTCAAAGTGATAAAGTTAATCGAACGAGCAGGCTTGACATAGATATCAGCTCTAAATTCATTGTTATCAATGACCTGACCTGTGTTATTTGTTGTATCGCAAACCACTAAGAAGTCTGTAATACCACGACGAGCTTGTACATCTCGCAGATATGGATCTACCATTGATTTAAAACTATCTCTGGTAAACTCATCATTAAACTCAAAGAGAACTGAACGAGCCGCAGCTGCACAAGCCTCCTCAATAGTGATGAACAATCGACGTACATTAATCCTACTAAAGGCACTGTTACGAGCCAACGCTGTCTTGTCACCCCACAGGACTGTACCTTCACCTGGGAATGTAACAACCGGATTAATACGAGCACGATAGAGAGTATCACGTTCTGTCTGTGTTGGATTAAAAGCCAATTCTATTGAACTTCGGATTTGACCTCTTGTCAACCCACCAGGACTCCACCATGGATCTTCAATAGCATCTGTTGCCGCACAACAGCCCGCAATATCACCATTGAGTGGTACCCAACGGAACACATCGTTGAACTTATCATACTGCTTTTTATAACCGCTATCAAACACCGCATAAGATGTACTCGCCAACGCTTCAAAATATACTTTTACAGCATCTGCTTGAGCATTACCTACTGCTTTATTTACAACCGCATCTTTGTACGGTGATATAAAAACTACACTATCTTTACGAGCATTTACTATATCGATAAGATGAGTTGGTACTACTGTGCTAGTTGCACTGTCAACTGATGCAGGTCCAGTCATCAACAAATTAATATCAACTTGATCTGGATCTTTAAAGTAATCATAACCCAACTGACGTTGACCATTTGTAACCGTACTACCGTCTGCACCATTCGCCAACGATTCTCCTCCTGGACTTGCAGACGTGGTTGCATATTTAGATGTAGAACTAACATTTGTACCCCAAGCCGTACCACTTCCAACTCCCGGATGATCCATCCAATAGACATACTGTGAATTATTATAAACAACATCTGGATAATAATTTGCATTACCTTCATCTGTTAATGCATCTGCAGCCTTTGATACCGCATCATAAGTTTCAAGTATTGTACCCAAAAGTCCTGTGATTTCACCATCTTCATCTACAACAATAACGTGCAATTCATCAAACCCGTAAGGTGTTCCAGCACCCGCTGCAGTCACTCGATCAGTAACAAACTGTGAAGTTCCTGGAGCCTTATCAAACTGCTCAAAGAATTCCCACCATAGACTCACTTTAGCACCAGTCGAAATAGAAGTAGCTTGAATGCCTGTAGCCGCAGTATTTGGATATCGTTGAATAGTAAGAGCAGTACCGGTTTGCACAGTAACTTTATATTTTGCTCCTGCCGTATCACCAGCAATTGCAATAATACTACCAACAACAATACCAGTAGATGAAGTAACAGTAACCGTCGTACCACCTGCTGACAAACCACCGTTCGTTGTTGTTTTGGCGTCGGTAAAAAATGCACTGACCTCAGAACCAATAGTAGTTACATCAGTATCCGAAGAACTACACCAAGCAACTTTTAAACTGTTGCCCCATGCACCTGCAGTTCTTGCTGCAAACGAACCCAGACTAGTAGCCTCACCGCCACTGTATGGACCGTTTGTACCATCACCAACTTGATATGATGTGGTGTTCGGAATAAGTGCTCCTGCTCCAGAACCAGTAGAATTCAACATACTTGTAGTTTGAAATCTTACGATTCTTAAAGTATTGCTATATCCTAAAAAGTTTGCAGCAGTAAACCAATATTCATAGTTAGTACCAGTCGGTTTACCGAACTGTTCTACCAATTCGTCTTCCGATCCAATAGTAATAACTTGATTCACATAACCCTTGGTAGCAACAATACCAATAGCACCAATGCTTGTTGGCTCATTTTGTACCGTAGTAGTTAAGTCTTTTTCTTTTATTAATACACCTGGCGAAACTAAATCTGCCATTTTCTTTCTCTCCTATAGGTATTCTTTATATTGATGTCCTAGGCCAGTCGCCCTCGCATCAATCTCTGTTCATAGGTATAACAAAAATTATTTCAATTCTTTCATAAGTTATTTATGATTTTGTGATTTTCTAATAACCAGACCGCACACTCTTACTAAATAATAATAGAAACTTACTGTGCGGAGTGGTTGTTATGAAAACAGATGGTAGAGATAAACGTAGACGTTGGTTAAAAAATCAACTAGCAAAATATACATGTAACTGTGGAGAACATCAACCTCACAGATTAATGTTCTATCCTCATCATAAAAAAATTCGACACCTCAATTTACGATATGGATTAAAGCATCACAAACGCATAGAGATTGAAAATCTTATTATTGAAAGTTCTATCTTATGTTGGAACTGTGCAGCTGATCAGAAAGAAGATTTAAGAATGTTTCCTGAATTTTAACCACTCCGTTCCTCATAAAAATCTGGATAACCCTTAACCGGATTCCAAAAATCTCCATCCTCATCTACAAATGGAACATCTTCCATAAAAGTAATTCCATCATCTATAAAACCAAACGGTGCCATATCTTGTTCTATAGATTCTTGTTGACTTTCAAATAGACGTTTACGAATATCCTCATCAGTCAACTCTTTAAAATATTGCTGATTAGTAAGCCATGCAAAGAATACCAAACACATCATAAGATCATCTGAAGAACCTTCGTCTCCTTCATATGAAGAACCCTTTTGTATAAAATTAGACATCTCTACAACAATATCAAAATCATTAATCAAAAGTTTATCTGTTTCTATAAGAGTCTTTAAGTTAGAACATCCAACCTTCTTTACAGCCTTAGTCGTTCGTACTCCCAACTCACTTGTTCCATCTCCAAAACCACCTGTCACTACTTGACCCAATCGTCCACGAGTCTGACACATAATAATATTATCGTATTGTAAATCGTGATGTAAAGCATCAGCCACTTGCCCACCTATATCATTTATCTCTATTAATAAGTAAGCTTCATTGTAACCTTTAGCTACACCATAAATTACTTCAGGAAATATGAGAGGTTTAATTTCATTATTTTTATATTTTGCAACAAGTCGATATGGTATAGTAGAAATATCTATTACAGTAAATGCTGAATAATCTCTCTTGCCACCACGAGCCACATCCACACTAATACAATACATGGCACCCTTCAGAGGTTTCTCATACACATCTAATCCCGCACTAGATTCTATAGGATCCTTTGTTGGAATCGTTTGTATCTTCGTTGGAGAAATAAGTGTATCTATAGAACCTAAGAATGAACACTCAAACTCTTGTAGAAATTGTTGTTCACTTGTATTACGAATCGTCTCCTCTTTCCATTCTTCATCTCTACCAGGAACTTCTTGCCAAGACACTTCTATAGGAATAAAATTATTCTTCTTATTAACAGCATCTGTCCACATCTTGTAAAACATATTCATACCATGCGGCGTGGACACTATCATTACTTTAGAAGTTTCACCTGCTGTAATCGTAGGATACACAGAACTAAAAAATTGTTCGGCTATATTACTAGGTATAAATGC